GATGAGGAATAACAATGGCAATTTACTTAAATAACAATGTTGGTGTTAAGTTGGCAACAAACGCAGCCAAAACAACACCTTCTATTGACATTTCTGCATACGTAACCAATGCAGTAATTAATCAGGTAGCAGATGAGCTAGAAGTAACAGCAATGGGTGATACCGCTCATAAATTTGTTGCGGGTCTGCAATCTGGCACACTGACTCTAGACTTTATCAATGACTGGGCAGCAAGCCAAGTTATGCAAACACTTAACGATGCATTTGGACAGACTATATCTGTTTCAATGATTACCGTTAAAGGCACAGCAGTATCAGCAGCTAACCCAACCTACCAATTCTCAATTTTGGTAAATAACCTAACCCCACTGGGTCAAGGCGGCGTGGCTGAGATCGCTACCTCATCTGTAACATTTACTATAAACTCCGCAGTAACAGTATCGCCATCAGTGGCGTTCTAATTAAGGAGCAACAATGGCAAAGCTAAAGATAACAAGGGCTAATGGAGAAGTATCCGAGCACAAGATAACTCCAGGTGTCGAGTACGCTTTCGAATTGAAGTATGGATCAGGTATTAGCAAAGTCTTGCGTGAGCATGAGAGGCAAACAGAAATATTCTGGCTTGCGTATGAATGCTTACGCAGGGCTGGCGCACAAATACCTTTATGGGGATCTGAGTTTATTGACACTCTAGAGACCGTTGAGGTATTAGACGAAGAAAAAAAATAGTTGAGCGGTCTTCTATTACTTACGCTATTGCGCAGTTAGCAGTAGAGACTGGGATACCGCCTAGCGAGTTTTTAAATATGGATACGGAAATGTATCGAGCAATCGTGCAAGTCCTAACCGATAGAGCTAAGGAGATCAGAAATGCCAGTCGAAGTCGTAGGCGTTGAGGATGTCCTAAAAGGCCTAAGTTTTTTTGATGAGGATTTATACAGTCGCATCCGTACTGCTATAACTCCGTTAATGAAGCGAGTGGAAGCCCAGTCTAAAAATGATGTGCCAAACAATAGTGAAGTTTTGTCTGGATGGTCTAAACCAATATCTTCTAATGTTGCGTATAGACCATTCCCAAAGTATGACGCTACAACAGTAAAAGGCGGCATTGGATACAAAGAGGGCAAAAACAGATTATTTAAAAATGGTTTTCAAGTTGAAAATTATGTATACAACGTTAGTGCTGCTGGTCGCATTTACGAAACCGCTGGTCGTAAAAACCCAGAAGGTAGAGCACCTGTTATGAGTACAACATTAAAAGAATTAGGCAACGTACAAGGCTACGAAGGCAAAAAATCTGGTAGAAAACGATCTACACGTGATTACAGCTCCAACAATCCATTTGCTGGTTACCAATTTGTAACTGCATTAGAGCCAGTTACATCTCAGCCTAAAATTAAAGGCGTGCGATCTGGTGGCACAAAAACTAAAGGCCGCTTGATTTACAAAGCATTTGCAAAAAATAGCACAGATATTTATGGAGCAATACTTAAAGCCATAGATGCAACAGCTGTAGACTTCAATAAATCCTATGATAAGAAGGCAGCATAATGGCCAACGTAGTTGTATCGGCACTTGCCACCTGGAACGGCAAAGCTCTCAAAAAAGGCAAGCAGGATATATCCTCATTTGATAAATCAATAAAAGCGTTAGGCCGCACCTTTGGTGTTACTTTCAGCGCAGCAGCTTTAGTCAATTTTAGCAAAAAAGCAGTAAACGCATTTGCAGCCGATGAGAAAGCAGCAAAGGCACTAGAGGTTCAATTAAAAAATACTGGTAATGAGTTTGCTGCCCCTGCCGTTGAATATTACATAGCCAACCTACAGAAAATATCTGGCATATTAGATGATGAATTAAGGCCAGCATTTAAAAACTTATTAACTGTAACCAAGTCTGTCGAGTTAAGCCAGTACGCATTAAACACCGCTTTAGAAGTTAGTGCTGGCACTGGCGCATCTGTTATAGAAGTTAGCAACGCTATTGCCAAAGGATTTGCTGGTCAAACCAGAGCATTAAAAACATTAGTACCAGGTTTAGATGAAGCCGCTCTAAAAACTGGCGATATGGAAACAATATTAAAGCAATTAAACAAACTGTTTGCTGGTCAATCTGCCGCACGATTATCTACTTATGCTGGCAAAATGGATTTACTAACAGTAGCCAGTTCAAATGCAACAGAAATTATAGGCGAAGGTTTAGTTGATGCTTTAACTGAATTAAGCAAAGATAAAAGCATTAGCAGTTTAGCAACTAGTATGGAAAATCTAGCGACTAATACCTCTGCCGCTATTACAGAAATTGCTAAAGTTATTAGCAAGTTTACAGAATTAACTGGCAACCCATCATTTAAAGCTGGAATGTTGGCCTTAGCATTATTAACTAAAAATCCTAAAATAGTTGTTGGTGTAATGAGTTATATTGGTGCGTCTGGTGCTTTAGGATTAGCGACCCAAGATTATGGTTTAGGCAATCAAGGTGGCACACCGTTTGGCCAAGCTAGTTCAGCCACAGAATTGGCTAAAGATCAAGAAAGAAAACGACTTGAAGCGTTAGCCAAGTTGCGTGCTAAAGAAAATGCTTTAATCAAAGAAAAAAACGCTTTAGAGGATTTAAAGAAAAAATATGACACAGAGCGTATAGGTTTAATGTTGGCACTTAATCAGGCCACCGATGAAGAAACTCGATTACGTATTGCCGAGAAGTTAGCCATACTAGATGGCAACGCAGCTAAGGCTCAACAGTATTTAGCAGATACAGAACTAACTTTCCAAACAAATCAATTGGCTAAGTCTATGAATCAAGCAGCTAATGCAGCTTTATATTTTAGCGACTGGGCAACCTATCGAGCTGGTGAACGTGGAGACACAGCATCAATTAGCAATGTTCCTGCTAGTGGCGGTGGTGGCGGTGGCATTCCAATGTCAGCACCTATCGCTATGGGTGGTGTGCAGCGTGGCGAATACTCCGATGTAACTGTAAATGTAAACGCTGGCACAATAGTTTCAGATCAAGAATTACAAGGACTTATTACAGACACCGTGCGAGTAGCTTTAAAATCAGGTAATAAATTGTTGCCAGCGGGATCTATTGTCTAATGGCTGTACCTACAATAAATGCCATAATTAACTTCTCAACTGGGCCAAGTTTTGCCCAAGCGATGATATTAGATACTGGAATATTAGGCACTAACATATTAGCCGATTCAACTGCCATTATTGTAGATGTGTCAGATCGAATTAACTTCATTCAAACTAGCCGAGGGCGTAATCCTTTGGTAGATCAATTTCAAACAGGCCAATTAAGTTTACGCATAGTAGATCAAAACGGAGATTTTAATCCAACTAACCCATTAAGCCCCTACAGTCCCTATTTAACGCCAATGAAAAAAGTACAAATAAGTGCTACGTATGCGGGCAACACTTACAGTATATTCTCAGGCTTTATTACAAGTTATGTAAATACTCAGCCAAAGGATGCAACAGAGGTTGCCTATACAACCATACAAGCTGTAGATGCGTTCAGACTTGCGCAAAATGCTCAGATTTCTACAGTCACAGGTGCTACTGCTGGTGATTTGTCAGGCACTCGCATTAACCAAATATTAGATCAAATTGATTGGCCAGCAACTATGCGTGATGTTGATGCTGGGCTTACTACATTACAAGCAGATCCAGGCACTGCACGTACATCTTTAAATGCTATGTTAACCGTGGCAGATAGTGAATATGGCGCACTATATGTAGATACCGATGGATCCTTTGTCTTTCAAGATAGATCAGTTACAGCTGGGTCAATAGGTGGCACAGTAACTACTTTTAACGATAATGGTACTGGCATTTCTTACGCCAATGCTATGTGGAAGCTAGATGATACTTTGATATTTAACTCAGCGCAGATTAGCCGTGCAGGTGGCACACCACAAACAGCTATTAACCAAGCATCAATAGACAAGTATTTTATTCACAGCTACAACTTACAAGACCTGTTAATGCAAACCGATGCCGTAGCCTTAGATTATGCCCAGGCTTATGTGGCTAGCCGTGCTGAAACCCAGGTTAGGTGCGATGGTATCGAGTTAGATTTGTACACAAGCAATTACAATTCAGGCATTTTAGCTGCGCTCACTTTAGACTTTTTTGATCCTATTAGAGTGGTTACTACTCAGCCAGGGGGCTCCACGCTAGATCGTACTTTACAAATCTTTGGGGTGGCCAACACCATCACGCCAAACAGCTTTAGGGTCTTCTTTACTACCTTAGAACCAGTAATCGACGCCCTAATTTTAGATAACAATATCTATGGCACTTTAGACTATAATGTGCTCAGTTACTAAGGAGAAATAATGGCAGCAGGATTAGGATTTAAGGATTTTACAACAGGCGAGGTATTAACTGCAGCCGATGTTGATGGCTATTTAATGCAGGGTGTCTGGGTGTTTGCCAGTGCCGCTGCTAGAGATGCAGCTGTAACATCACCGCAAGAAGGCAATTTTGCGTATCTTAAAGATACAAACGTAACCACTTATTACACAGGCAGTGCTTGGGCAAATCTAGATACAACAGGTATGACTAACCCAATGACAACTACTGGCGACACAATTTATTCATCAAGTGGATCAACTCCCGCAAGACTTGGTATCGGCTCTACTGGTCAAGTATTAACTGTTGCTGGCGGTGTTCCAACCTGGGCGAGTGCTTCAAGTGGTGCTTTTATTAAAATATCTACAACTGCATTAAGCGGATCATCAGGATCAATTTCAAATTGTTTTTCTTCAACCTATGATAATTACATAGTTGTTTTTTCCGATATTGTAAATGCAACCGGAACTGGAGATTTTGCGTTTTATATGAGAACTGGTTCGACCAATACAACAAGTGGGTATGACGGCCAGGGTTTTTATATTAACAATACCAGCGTAGTTGGTTATGGATGGACTGGTGATTTAGTTCAAGCCTATTGCACGACAACAAGAAGTACAGCTGGCATTATTCATATTTATTCACCATATCTTGCAAAAGATACAGTTGCCATTATGCATCAAAGTGGACCAGATTTTAGCAGGACCAACTTTGGAACATTACCTAACACAACAAGTTATGAAAGTCTAGGTTGGGCGTTGGGAACAGGAACTATTACTGGAAACCTAACAATTTACGGATTGGAAAAATAATATGGAACAATTTCAAGATCACGATGTATTAACAAATGAAATTATTGTTCGAGATATGACCGAGCAAGAATTATTTGAATTGGAAGTTGTCAGAGCGGCACAGGCTGCAAAAGATAAGGCTGCAAAAGATAAGGTTGAAGCTAGGGCTGATTTATTAAAGCGTTTAGGTATTACCGAGGATGAAGCTAAACTGCTTTTAGCATAATGAAGCCAAAGTTATGCGCAGCTGGAGTTCAGTTAAGAGATCAAATTGATACCTGGTTTCCAGATAGGCGTACTGCCAGTGATGGGTGGGTGGGCGATAGCCGCCACACCACCAGAAAATCGGATCATAATCCAGACGCCTTTGGGTGGGTCAGAGCAGTTGATATTGATTCTCGCTTGGGTGCATCCGAAGGGATTAGTGCTTATCTGGCTGACCAAATCCGAATTGCAGGCAAAACCGATAAACGCATATCTTACGTCATCCATAATCACCACATCGCTTCCAAGATATTAGGATGGAAATGGCGAAAATACAAAGGCGTAAATCCGCACACAAAACACATTCACATAAGCTTTACAAAGTTAGGCGACCTAAACGGCAAAGAGTTCGATATACCACTACTAGGGGGCAATTTATGAATATGAAAAATCCATACGTACTAACACTAGGCGCATTCTTATCAGCCTGGGCAGCATCCAATTTCGCAGCTGACTATCGCTCAATTCTATGGGCATTACTAGCAGGTGTCTTTGGGTATGCAACTCCGAAGAAATGAGCCCAACAGAGTGGGCTGGTTTCGCCGCAGGTATAACCGCCGTATTGGTCGCTTTCTTTGGGGGTCTTCGTTATCTTATTAAAGGATGGCTCTGGACTTTAACTCCTAACGCTGGCTCATCACTTGCAGATCGTTTAGCAAGAATTGAAACACGCCAAGAGGAGATGATGCGTATTCTTCTGGACAAGAAGTAACCTTTACTCATGGCAACCACACGTAAGCGTAAGAAAATAAGCCGGCGCAAAGTGCGTAAGTCGCCCGACCCATTAAATAAATTAGAAGTTTTCTACATTGCAAAACACGAGATGTTTAAAGCAGCACGTAAAGCGGGTTTCTCTGAATCCGTTGCGCTTTATCTCATGGATAGCCCCGAATCGATGCCTGATTGGATCGTAGGCGACAAGGGCATTATCCCAGTTATCCCTACTCCAGATGAGGATGAAGATTAAGCGTTGGTTAGTAATATCCGACCTGCAAGTGCCTTATCACCATGAGGCAGCTGTCAAGAATGTTATCAAGTTGGCAAGGCGGGAGAAGTTTGATTCTGTATTGGTGGTTGGCGATGAGATTGACTTTCAATCGATTAGTAAATGGAGTGAAGGAACACCTCTGGCTTATAGCGAAGATTTACACGCTGATCGTGAGCTATGCAAGCAAATACTCTGGGATCTCGGTGAGTACAGTCCAGAAATGCATATTATCCGCAGTAATCATACTGATCGCTTATACAACACTTTATTAAAAGTTCCAGGGCTTATAAATCTGCCTGAGCTACAGTACCCAGCCTTTATGGGGTTTGCCGATATGGGCATGACCTACCACCGCAAGGCCTATGAGTTCCACCCCGACTGGGTGCTATGCCACGGAGATGAGGGCAATATGAGCCAACACGCAGGCATTACGGCCTTAAATTTAGCTAAGAAATTTGGTAAATCTGTGCTAGCGGGACATTCCCACAGGCTTGGTTTAAGTGCCTACACAGAGGGCGTAAACGGCCATTACAGGGCCTTATATGGCTGTGAGGTAGGTAACCTTATGGATCGCAAGAAAGCGGGCTATATTCGCTATAACAGCGCTAATTGGCAGAATGGTTTTGCTATACTGGAGTCCGAGGGTAAGACGCTAACACCCACGTTAGTGCCTATCGATCCAAAGGATGGCTCATTTACCGCACTCGGCAGGTATTACAGGTAAAACGTTACCGAAACGTTATACAAATATGCGCTAAAACAATCCACAAAGTCATACACAGGTGCAATACTAGGCCCATACCACGAAGCACAGTAGTGGTAGAAATGGGCTACAAATGAAAATACAGATTGACGTAAAAGCGGCTGACTTTGAACAGCTATGGATCAATTCAATGGAATGGAACGGCCAAGATTGGGAAAAGCAGGTAGATAGATTTGAACCTGCTCCATTGCTAACTTGGAAATATGCGTATTGGTTTGACAATTACGCTGCACTAAAAATGGCCCAAGCGTTTCTTAACGCAATGGGTTCTAATCACGCCATACATAGCGATGAAGGTACGGGCGATTGGGTGCTCTTAACTAATTACGCAAGCCCTTGCCATTTACGCAAGACACTGGTGACCGCATGAACTTATACTCTGACTTAAAAGATTTAGGTTACGTAATTATGTGGAGTATCACTATTGGCTGTTTAGTCTTATGGATTATCCATGAGATCAAAGAGAGCGCATTCCAGTCGGGATACTGGAAAGGCCGCAGCGATGGTTGGAAGGTTGCAAATAGACATAGGGATCTAACTGATGCCAACAACAACTGAAAAGTTATTAGCTGATGTCGTTGATTTGGTTCACACAAGAGGCACGATCTACGGTCATCCTTACACAAACCATAAAAGGATCAGTGAACTCTGGTCGGCATATCTCGATCATCCAGTTACACCTAGTCAAGTCGCATTATGTATGGCGCTCGTCAAGGTTTCTCGGATTAGTGAGTCTCCAAATCACACAGACTCAATTAAAGACGCTATTGCTTACCTTTCAATATACCAGACCGTGCTTGACGCAGAAATGGATATCAACTACACCTGGGGGGTTGACTGATGGGCTTTAATTTACAAGATTACGAAACAGTCGAAAGCCGACTTGAAAAATGGTGGAAGGACTATCCGAATGGAAGAATTGCAACCAAACTCGAACAGACTACAGACACTCGATACATTGTTAGTGCTGAGTTATTTAAAGAAAAAGACGACTGGCGGGCCTGTGCGAGTGGGCTTGCTAGCGAAAGCATTGCGGATCGGGGTGTCAATTCAACTTCTGCATTGGAGAACTGTGAGACTTCAGCAATCGGCAGAGCGCTTGCAAACGCAGGTTATGCAGCTAAGGGCAAGAGGGCTAGCAGAGAAGAAATGACGAAGGTTGCTAATTACTCACCGCCAGGCACAAGGGCAAGGGCGGTAGAGGATGTGCTACGAGCCTCGTTTGTGGAAGATAAACCTGCTGTTTGGTCTATTGGTGATGCTATTGAAGCCATACCAGTAAATCCAAAGGCGCAGGAATGCAAACACGGGCTAATGATTCTAAAAGAAGGTGTGGCCAAAACGGGCCGAGACTTTTACGGTTATGTATGCAGTGCTGCAAAGCCTGACCAGTGCGATGCTAAGTGGGCTAAAAAGACAGCTGCGGGATCGTGGTTCTTTCCAAGTGATATAGACGAGGAGAAGGGAGGCGAATGATGGGATACGTTGAACTTAGAGATGGATCAGGATTTACTTTACGAATCGAGAACGATAAGCGAACCCTGATACCATCAACTGACCGTTGTGTTAGCTGTAATGACGACAGGCTTTTAACAGACGGTATTTATTTAGTTTGTACTCAGTGCCACTGTAGGCAATAAGGATATTACCATGACTTACACCCAGTTTAAGTGCAATGGTTGTAAACGCAATACCGAGTTCTTGTGGCTGGATCAACTAAACACGCCTGAAGGATTCAAAGCGTATCAGTGCATGGACTGTGGGTGTGTCGGCGTGAAAAATATTGCAGAGGCACTTACTATACCTGACTCGGACATAGTCCGATGCGATAAGTGTGGCAGTTGGAAGTTTATATCCGTGGTCTGCCACACTTGTTTATTAATAAAGGAGAAATAATGGTGCTGCAGGGTAGAAGAGAATCAGGTGGCGATGAATATTACACACAAAAGTACATATTTGATGGCTTAGGGTTATGGTTTGATTTAGATCCGTGTTCGCCGATTGTGGGTGGCTGCGTGCCAGCTAAACATACTTATACAATAGAAACTGACGGACTGAAACAACCGTGGTTTGGTTTAGTTTGGATGAACCCGCCATATAGTAAACCTTCACCCTGGGTCGATAAATTCTTGTCGCATTCAAATGGCATAGCGTTGCTGCCTTTTACAAGTGGTAAGTGGTGGTTCAATATGTGGAATCATTCCGATGTAATAATGCCTATTAGCCACCGCCATAAATTTGATAAATCAGATGGTACAAAGAAAACCATAACATTTAACACCGCATTGTACGGAATAGGCGAGATGGCTGTAGAAGCTATTAAACGTTTTCAATTGCATAGGCTTAGATAATGCCCGTTGCCACAGCTGAGGATTGGATACGTCAAAATAAATTGCGTGAGGAATGGTTGGCTGCTAACCCAGATGCAGCCTATATTGGCTGGACTTCTATATGAGCCAGGCAGGGTATGTTGAAAATTGGCTTGACACAGATGACTTTGTGCCATACCTCGCCACGCCGTCTGACCTGCGGTTATGCTGATGGTGCTTGCATGCTAATGCTACGCTCTAGGTCGCATTCGCCCTCAAGGCGAAAAGGCGAGCCCCGTAGGGGAAGGCTCGCAAGGTGCACGCTAGTTGGGCTGGCTCTATTTGTAGGCCAAATGTTTAGCCTTGAAAGAGCTTATTCCGCTGATCATTACAAAACTAATCATTACAGACAATGGGCGTTTATACAGCTAAATAACTTAGATGAGTTCTATTGCTTAGATGAGTTGTATTACAAAGAATCTAGGTGGAATCCCAATGCTCGTAATGGTTCTCATTATGGGATACCACAAGGCAGATCGCAGTATCTTGCTACTGCTAGTGGGTTTAAACAAGTTGATTGGGGTATCAAATATAACTATAACCGCTATGGTTCTATGTGTAATGCACTTAATCATTACAACATTAAAGGTTGGCATTAGTGATCAATAAGAAAGCAAAACACCAACGACCAATGGGTAGCACTAAGTGGAAGAAGCTACGTTTAACCGTGCTTGATCGAGATGGGAGGATATGCTACGCCTGTGGTGGCGAGGCCAATGAAGTAGATCATATCTGGCCACGAGCTAAGGGCGGTGATATGTTCGATCCACTGAATTGTGCGGCCATTTGCCGTGCGTGCAACCTCGCTAAGGGCGATCGTTTTTTTAGCCCGATGGCGACCCCCCCTGTCTTTCAAGGCCCATCTCTCCCTAGTACGGTAAGTTCAGTGCCAGAATCACCATTCATACGACCAGAAGGGCTACGAAGCGATGAATAACGGAGCAGATGTAATACCCATTAAAAGGGGGCTAGAGTTGATCGGCAGCACGCAGCCTAGAATCCACACGCCCTTATTAAAAACAGCAAGCAAGGCCCAGGAGGTAGCTGATCTAGCAGAAAAAATAAACCTGCCGTTGATCCCCTGGCAGAGGTGGGTGTTAGATGATTTGCTATCTGTAGACGCAAGTGGAGCGTTCTTAAAGAAATCGGCACTCGTTCTAGTAGCAAGACAGAATGGCAAGACTCACCTGGCCCGTATGTTGATTCTGGCCCATTTATTCTTGTGGGGATCTAAAAATGTACTTGGCATGTCATCTAATCGAAATATGGCTTTAGATACCTTCAGGCAAGTGGCTTATACAATAGAAGATAACGAATTTCTATCTAAACAAGTACGCCAAATCAGATTGGCTAACGGCCAAGAGTCTATTGCGCTTTTAAATGGCGCTCGCTATGAGATCGCAGCAGCTACAAGAGATGCGCCCCGTGGTAAGACCGCAGATTTCTTGTATCTTGATGAACTTAGAGAATGGTCGGAAGAAGCATTTACCGCAGCGCTGCCTGTCACACGAGCTAGGCCAAATGCAATGACTTTAATGACAAGTAATGCGGGCGATGGCTTCAGTACAGTCCTTAATGATCTTAAAGAACGATGTATGTCATACCCGCCGGCCAATTTAGGCTATTACGAGTACAGCGCTCCACAACATTGCAAGATACATGACCGCAAAGCCTGGACAATGGCGAACCCGGCCTTGGGCCATTTGATAACTGAGCAAACATTAGAAGAATCTGTAAATACAAACAGCGTTGAAGCTACTCGCACCGAGATGCTTTGCCAGTGGGTTGATAGCGCTGTTAGTCCCTGGGTGTATGGCTCAATTGAGGCTTGCAGTGATAGCAGTTTAGAAATACCTGTCGGGCCACAAACAATTATGGCCTTTGATATTGCACCGACACGCAGATCGGGCGCTTTGGTAATGGGCCAGATGAAAGATGGCAAAATAGCCGTTGGCTTAGCACAGTTGTGGAGCAGTGAAGTAGCTGTAGATGAAACAAAAATGGCTAGCGATATAAATGAATGGGCTCGCAAATACCACCCAACCTTAATTTGCTATGATAAATACGCAACGCAAACATTGGCAACCAAATTGGAGCAAAGCGGCTGGAAAATGCAAGACGTATCAGGGCAAGCCTTTTACCAGGCGTGTTCTGATTTATCCGATGCCCTGGCCAATGGAAGATTGGTGCATTCCGGCCAACCAGATTTAGTACAGCATTTAAATAATTGCGCAGCTAAGACAAATGACGCTGGCTGGAGGATAATTCGCAGAAAAAGCGCTGGAGACGTAACAGCAGCTATTAGTTTGGCAATGGTGGCAACAGAATTAACAAAGCCACAAAGAACGGCACAAATCATTGTCTAACTTGCACTAATTGTCCAATTTATGGTATAACATACCTATATGGGTCTATTGTCTGCTTTGGGTATAACTAAAAATAAAGAATCTGTCCAAGCGCAATACGCCCCTGCCATTATGGACACAGCTTATGGCTACGGTTCATTTACAACTGGTGTCGGTAATTTCCCTGGTGGTTTAGATCGCAACTTCGCCATGCAAGTTCCAGCGGTTAGCCGTTGCAGAAATTTAATAGCTGGTGTAGTTTCTTATCTACCGCTTAAACTTTACAAGAAGTCAAGTGGTGAGGTACTGGGGAGTCCTCTTTGGTTAGAACAACCAGACTATCGGCAGCCACGATCCGTCACTATCAGCTGGACTGTCGATAGCCTCCTCTTCTACGGAGTTGCGTATTGGCGTTGTACAGAATTGTACGCAGATGATTTAAGACCATCTAGATTTGAATGGGTTGCTAATAATCGTGTCACTTTTACAACGAATAAATTTGGCACAGAGGTTGAAGAGTATTTTATTGATGGTGTAAGAGCACCTATGACTGGTGTTGGCTCTTTAATTACATTTCAGGGTTTAACACAGGGCGTATTAACTACAGCGGCACGTACAATTCAAAGCGCATTAGATATTGAAAAAGCAGCAGCCGTATCTGCGCAAACTCCAATGCCAAGTGGTTATATTAAAAACACTGGCGCAGATTTACCAGAAGCCCAGGTATCAGGATTATTAGCACAATGGAAGCAAAGCAGACAAAACAGATCAACAGCATATTTAACTAGCACTTTATCTTACGAGACCACTGGATTCTCTCCTAAAGATATGATGTACAACGAGGCCCAACAGTATTTAGCAACACAGATAGCCAGGGCCATGAACGTACCGGCATATTACATAAGCGCCGATATGAATAACAGTATGACCTATCAAAACATTATTGACGGGCGTAAAGAGTTCGTGGCTTATTCTTTGCAACCTTTTATTTGCGCAATTGAGGACAGGCTGAGCATGGATGATATTACGCCAAGAGGACACGTTGTTAAATTTGCAATCGAGGAGTCTTTCTTACGGGCCGACACAATGAAGCGACTTGAAGCAATAGAAAAAATGTTGGCACTTGGACTTATTGATGTTGAAGATGCCAAAGAAATGGAAAACATGACACCTAACGGAAGAGAAGTAGAAGATGATACTTACATTCAGTAGCCAGGTAGAAGCAGCCGATGCAGAACGCAGAGTCATAGCTGGCAAGATCGTGCCATTTGAAGAAGTGGGGAATACTTCGGTTGGGAAGGTTGTATTTGCCAAAGATTCAATTGAAATTGGAGATCCAGGCAAAGTAAAAATGCTTATGCAACACCAGCCAGACAAGCCAATTGGTCGCATGCAAAAATTTAACAAAGCCGAAGACGGAATTTACGCATCCTTTAAAATTAGCGCTTCTATGCAAGGACAAGATGCTTTGATCTTGGCTGGAGAGCAGTTAATTGATGGATTATCTGTTGGCGTTGACGTAAACAAGTCAGTACAGAAAAAAGATCATTTATATGTAACCAGTGCCACTCTTCGAGAAGTCAGCCTGGTCGAAACGCCAGCATTTAGTGCGGCGCAAGTAACTAAAGTTGCTGCTAGCGAAAGCGAAGCAGAGGACACAAACCAAACAAAAGAAAGCGAGGCTCCTGTGGAAGATTTAGCAACAGCGCCACAAGAAGCAAAGGCAGAGGCTGCTACTCCTACAGTAGAAGCTGCTCGCCCAGTAATTACAGCACCACACATTCAAACATCTGTACGCTCACCAATCGATTCGATGGCAAGCTACACAGAGCACAAGATTAAAGCTGCACTAGGCAACGATGATTCAAAATTGTACATCGCTGCAGCAGACGATTCATTCTCAACCAACCCAGCATTCAATCCAACACAATACCTAACCGAGTTTGTAACTAACACTCGATTTGGTACTCCTGCAATTGATGCATGTTCACAAGGAGTATTACCTTCTGTTGGTATGACAATATCAGTGCCATCACTTGTAACTACCGCAGGCGGTGGAACAGGTGTTGCACCAGTAGTAACTGTTGAAGCAGAAGCTGGCGCAGTGCAAAATACAGGTATGGTAACTGAGTATCTAACTGCATCTGTAAGCAAGTACTCAGGCATGAACACGCTGAGCGTTGAGTTGCTTGAGCGCAGCGGATACCCTGGCTTTTATGCAGAACTAACACAGCAATTACAAAATGCTTATTTAACAGCAACTGATACAGCTGTAGTAACTGCATTAATTAACGCAGGCGCAAGTTCAACAAACCTAACAGCAGACCTAGATGGAATTGTTGATTACACTGCAGAAGCAGCAAAGAGAATCTACGAAAACACAGGTTACTTTGCACAAAACTATGTTGCTAACCCAGCGCAATGGCAAGAGTTAATCCAGGCACAAGACACCACAAAGCGCCCTGTATTTACCGCTTTGCAACCAATGAACGCTACTGGTCAGGTTAGCCCACGCTCAATCCGTGGATCTGTAAATGGTCTTGATCTATACGTAGACAAGAACTTCTCAGCAACTACATTTGATGACAACTCAGCCATCATCCTTGCTCCAGAAGCATTTACTGTATATCGCTCACCACAGGCATTTATGTCTGTAAACGTAGTTTCAAACCTACAAGTACAGGTAGCAATTTACGGTTTTATGGCAACACTAGCAAAGATGCCTAACGGAATCATCATTTACAAGAAGGCCTAAAACACAATCAATAATCCCTGGGGTTTAGTAGCCCTAGCCCCAGGGAGCTTTATTAAAAGGAGTAGAGATGGCAGCCACATACGTTACGAAAGCCGAGTTGCGTGCCAATTTAGGTATTGGCTCTCTCTACAGTGATGCAACTGTTGAAGAGGTCTGCCAAAGCGCAGAGGATCTTCTTAAACAATATCTTTGGTTCAATGAAGCACCAGTTGTAGCTGCTGGATTGCAAGACAACGTAGCAACTTTAGTATTGGCAAATCCTGGCATATTTGTCACAGGCCAAACTGTGGCCATCGAGGGTTGCGGCCATCCTTACGGCGGGAATCAAGTTATCACTTCAACCATTCCTGGTATCACAGTGCCAGTTAGTATTAGCACAGCATTCTGGTCATATTTTAATAATTATCAATGGCCTAACGGTTATTCATTTATTCAATTTGCAGAAGTACATGCAGACGATCCATTCCATCGCATTATTCCAAGCGGCAAAGCCGTGGGGCCCGACACTAAAGAAGTCGATTATGCGCAAACCCCTGCCATTCGGGAAGCGGCCATGATAATTGCCGTAGATATCTGGCAAGCCAGACAGGTGAGCCAGACAGGTGGGGTAGGTATGGATGGGATCAGTGCAAGCCCCTATCGTATGGGTTATCAGCTGATCAACAGAGTGCGTGGTCTCATCCAGCCTTATTCAGCACCAGCATCTTTGGTTGGCTAATGGCAGCAATAACCACCTTACGTGGCACACTAGCAACGGCATTGGCAAATGCTGGCGTGTGGTCTACCTTTAGTTTTCCACCAGCAACTTTGCTTGCCAACAGCGTGGTTATTACACCTAGCGATCCTTATATCGTGCCAAGCAATAACAGCCAAACAAGCATCGCACCTTTGGCTAATTTTAAGATTTTAATAACCGCCCCTGCATTTGACAATCAGGGCAACCTAAAAGGCATAGAAGATTTTATTGTGGCAGTAGCAACTAAACTGGCGGCATCTACCCTGGTTTACAACATATCAAGTGTCTCCGCTCCAGCTATTACAAATGCAGCTAGTGGAGATTTATTAACATCAGAAATAACAGTATCAATCCTAACGAGCTGGAGTTAAAATGAGCACACAAGCAGAAGACTTAGCCTTCTTAATTAAGACAGGCCAGATCAAAGAAGCACCAAAACCAACTGCACAAACAAAGAAAGATGAGGAATAACAATGGCAATTTACTTAAATAACAATGTTGGTGTTAAGTTGGCAACAAACGCAGCCAAAACAACACCTTCTATTGACATTTCTGCATACGTAACCAATGCAGTAATTAATCAGGTGGCAGACGAGCTAGAAGTAACAGCGATGGGTGATACCGCTCATAAATTTGTTGCGGGTCTTCAATCTGGCACACTGACTCTAGACTTTATCAATGACTGGGCAGCAAGCCAAGTTATGCAAACACTTAACGATGCATTTGGACAAACTATTTCTGTCTCAATGATCACCGTTAAGGGCACAGCAGTATCAGCAGCTAACCCAACCTACCAATTTTCAATTTTGGTAAATAACCTAACTCCAGTGGGTCAAGGCGGCGTGGCTGAGATCGCTACCTCTTCAGTAACATTTACTATAAACTCTGCAGTAACAGTGTCCCCATCGGTGGCATTCTAACTAAGGAGTAACAATGGCAAAGCTAAAGATAACAAGGGCTAATGGAGAAGTATCCGATCATAAGATAACTCCAGGTGTCGAGTACGCTTTTGAACAGAAGTATGGCGCAGGTATTAGCAAAGTCTTGCGTGAGCATGAGAGGCAAACAGAAATATTCTGGCTTGCTTATGAATGCTTACGCAGGGCTGGCGCACAAATACCTTTATGGGGATCTGAGTTTATTGACACCTTAGAGACCGTTGAGGTATTAGACGAAGAAAAAAAATAATAGAGCGGGATTCGATCCTCTACAGCATCGCACAACTATCTGTAGAGACTGGGATACCGCCTAAAGAGTTTATTGAGATGGATACAGAAATGTATCGGGCTATCATCCAAGTATTGACTGATAGAGCCAGGGAGATCAAAAATGCCAGTAGAGGTCGTAGGCGTTAAAGATGTCGTTAATGGCTTAAGTTTTTTTGATGAAGATTTAAGAATGCGTATAGCAAGGGCTATTGATCCTTTGATGCGACAGGTGGCAGAAAAGGCTAAAGGATACATACCTAGTAATGGCCAAGTGTTATCAGGTTGGTCTAAGCCATTATCATCGGATGTATTAAGGCCATTTCCAAAATACAACGCATCGGATGTAAGAGCGGGTATTGGGTACAACCCTGGCAAAAACACAGCTACTAAAAATGGCTGGCAAGTGAGTCAATATGTGTATAACGTAAGTCGGGCAGGATCAATATATGAAACTGCTGGCAGATTAAACCCACAAGGTCGTGCGCCATTTGAAATGACACCAAGCAAGGGTGCCAGTGGTACATATACTTTGGCAGCACCTAGAAGCAGATCGCTTAGGGAATATAAGAGCAATAACCCATTTGCAAGCCAACAATTTATAGCTGCATTAGAGCCAGTAACAAAACCTAAGCGAGTGCCAGGACAAGTAGGCGCAGGTGGTCGCAAACAGCAAGGTAGATTGATTTACAAGGCTTGGGCACAAGACAGTGGCAAGGTTTACGATGTAATACTTAAATCTATTGATGGATCAGCAACGGAGTTTACTCGCAAAACAGAAATTAAGAAGGTGGCGTAGTGGCAAATATTTATGTAGCGGCATCGGCCACTTGGAATGGCAAGGCACTTAAAAAGGCTAAAAAAGAAGTATCGATATTTGACCAACAAGTTAAAAAACTGGGTACAACTTTTGCTGGAGTGTTTGGCGCAAGGGCTTTATACAATTATGGCAAAAACGCAATTAAGGCATTTGCAGCCGATGAAGCAGCAGCAAAATCTTTGGAGTTGCAATTAAAAAATACTGGTTTTGCATTTGCATCTCCAGCAATAGAGCTTTACATATCCAATTTACAAAAAACTACAGGCGTAATTGATGATCAACTGCGCCCAGCATTTCAACAATTATTAACTGTTACAGGATCAGTAACTAAAAGCCAATCTGCATTAAATACGGCTTTAGACGTAAGTGCTGCCACAGGCAAATCTGTAACCGAGGTTAGCGCAGCACTAAGCAGAGCCTACGCAGGCAACACCACAGGCCTAAGTAGGTTAGGCGCAGGCATTAGTAAGGCCACATTAAAAACTGGCGATATGGATAAGATTCTAGGTGAGTTAAATCAAAAGTTTAGCGGTCAAGCAGCAGCCAGGCTAGATACTTATGCTGGCAAAATGGATTTATTAAAAGTAGCAAGCGCAGATGCTAGTGAAATTATAGGCAAAAGTTTAATAGACGCTTTAACAAAATTAGGCAAAAACGAAAGCATTAAAGACTTAACTGAGGATATGAATAAATTAGCCACGGGTATTGCTGGCGTAATTGCTGGTATTGGCGAATTAGCAGGAGTGTTAAGCACCTTGCGCAATACAACTGGATTCAAACAGTTAATTGATATTTTAACATCTACAAACCTATTTAATTTATTAGGCAAATTAGGTGAAATGTCAGCGCCTAAACCTACATCTAATTTTACTTATTCGCTGGGACCTAGTGCAATCAAAGATGTTGAACGTGCCGATGCAATATTAAAAGCCAACAAAGCACGCGCTACAGAACTTAAATTATTAAAAGAGAAAAACGCATTAGAAGCGTTAAAAATGAAATACGATGTTGAACGCATCAATTTAATGCAAGCTCTTAACCTTGCTACCGATGAGGAAACCCGCATACGTATTGCCGAAAAATTAGCGATATTAGATGGCAACGCAGCTAAGGCTAAACAATACTTAGCGGATACAGAATTAACATTTAAGACAAATCAACTGGCTGAATCAATGAATAAGGCAGCCAACGCAGCTTTGTATTTCGCTGACTGGGCAACTTACCGAGCAGGCGAACGTGGCGATGCCACAGTATTAAGTAATGTGCCAAGCATGGGCGGTGGTGGCGGTGCTAGTTATGTGCCTACTCCATCAATGACTATGGTTGCTGATTATGCAGCTTATAGAGCAGGTGAGCGTGGAGATGTAACTGTCAATGTGGCTGGATCAGTATTAACAGAGCAAGACTTAACTGACACAATTCAACGCACAATATTACAAATCAATAAACAAGGGCGTGGCACCACACCTGCTGGTGGTCTATCTGGCGGTACGTGATGGCTGTACCAACAATCAATGCGATAATTAACTTCTCTACTGGGCCTAGCACTGCTCAGGCCATGCAGTTAGATATTGGTGTTTTAGGCACAAACGTATTAGCCGATTCTGTAGC